GCGAACTTGACGTCACTCGCCCAGGCATACACCGAAATGTCGACGTTCGTCGAGCTGGAACCATTAGCACTCAGCAACGGGGCATACTGCACAAACGAGATGCGCCCCATCTTCTCAAGATTGCTGGACTGCCGTGTGTCAATGTAGGGGTACGGGTACAGAAAGGGGAGTTCCATCTCGGCACTTGAACAGTTCTGGTTCTCCAACCAAACATGCGGTTTCTGCGACATGGGGACGAGTGTCACATTAGACGCACCAGCCACAGCGGTGTCAAGACGCCAACCAGAGAGCGGAGTGTAAGCAGCGAGCATCGAACCGTAGTAGAAAGGCGACCCGTTGATCAAGAACTTGAGGTGTAATTTGGCTCGCAAAAGACCAAAGCCTTGCAGCTTCTCGGCCATACTAAGGTTCGCGAAGAAGAGCTCCCATGGATTGAAGTCAGTCTTAATGCCATTGGCACCATTCTCAGCCCACGCATAACTGAAAATCAACCGTGGTCGCTCAAGGTAAGAACCTAGGTCTTGTGACAGTTGCATGGAACTACTGAGGTCGTCGTCATGAATAGCAGCCGTGATGGTTTTGCCAAGAGGTTCGTTGGCAAACACTACCTGTTGTTGCGTGACATCACGAGCTACACCCGGCGTGGAACCGGGTACGGACGTGGTGTCGTAGGTGATGTCTGCTTGCATTTGTATGTCCCACTTGTTGCGCTTCTCGCGTCGCAACCGTTGGGCACGGACTTTGCTGATGGCTTGCGCCACAACCTTAGGGGCCATTTCCCTTGTTTTGGTTGTGGGTGTTTCTCTGTGGTTTCTGTTGGGATTTTTGCTGAAATCATTGTTGTCGGGATCGGGCGAGATCTCAATCGCACCGTCCGTAGGAACTGTTTTGGCGGACAACCTTACGCCTCCGTAAATACGATCTTCGGGGTACTGCCCCATGGTGGTCGATCCCCAAGCATCCACGCTCCACAACGTCTGCAGTTCCAGTGCAGTTGCGTGGCAGTAACTATGCTTGGTTTGAGTGGTTTCGGCTTCGCCAGGTACCAACATCCGAACCTGAAGTTTGGGCGACGCGTTGACAAAACGCGCAACCATCGTGTGCCACGTGGGTGGCGGGTTTGTCTTCATCCTACTAAGCAACTCCTGGGACTTAGGCAGTTTCGCAATCAAGCAGCTAATCCTGTCAAAAAATTCCCGATCGTGGAAAAAAGCCTCGGCCTGCGCTGATGCGAGACTAGCAGCGAGCTGCTCCTCAACACTCGCGCTGTGGGATGGAACAGTGTAACAGAGCATTTTGTAGATACTACGTCTGTCCAACGCAGCCACTTTCATACCACTGAACGCCGAGTGTTCCACGAACCTGCGCTTCAAGAACGACACTTCTTCGAGTGGGACGTAGGGTTTC